CCTATCCCCGTTCACCAACCAGCCAAAACAGCAGTCAGACCATAGAATCGGTGAGTTGTCAATAAGCAGGTACTCTCCCTTGGATTGGTAGATCGATGAACAGAAACCTCCTCCCGGTCAACCACATGGGCTCCGGGAGGAGCTCGGACCTTTTCAGGCCCAAGGATCTTGATCAGAGGGGTCTATTTGGCGCTAGCTCCTCTGTTTGAGATCTCTGGGTGTGAACGGCTAGCTCCTCTGTTCGCGCCAGCTTCGCTGGCTGCTCACAAGCGTACTCGCTGCGCTCGTAGGTTGCTGGCTCCGGTCAAGGCCATAGTGAGCTCAGCGATAGCCATGAGTCAATGCCATAGCCACGGTGAATCCGGCGATAGCGGCTGAAAGCCGCTGGCCGGTCAAGGTGGTGGTGGAAGTGAAGGGCATGAAGCTGGGCGAAGGGGGCGTTATTTTGATTCTTTTACTATGCGGAGTCCGAGCACTTTAGCTACGTAGTTTATGTGCTTCGATGTTGTGGGCGACCACCAATCATGAACAGTTAAGGTTCCGGCCGTGCCGTCTATCGTAGCAACGTGGGTTACGTAACTAATGACTTTGTTGCCTTCAATGCGTAGGTTTTGTTTGTATCGGGTCATATGATTCCATTTTCGGCAAATTCTTCCGTTAGGCCGTATTTTGTGGCCAGTTCGGAAAACACTGCTTGCCATTCGGCCAGCTCGCCATAGGATAGCGAGCGCTCGCTTTGCCAGTTTTGCCATTCTGTCGCGAATTGTCGGGCTTCGTCTGGTGTGGCTGCTTTTTGTACTTGTGTGATGTTCATATCATCATTCCAGCTACGATAGCCAAACAGATTGATACGTACAGCGCGAAGGCTTTCAACGCCTCTCTTCGTTGCTTCTTTGCGTCTAGTTTTTTTATGAGCATGTGCGCTCGTATTGTGCGGCTCATAGCAATTTTGCTTGACGTTGTAATTCAGTTTCAATGACTTCATGGGCGACTTCAAGGCCGTGGCCTTCGATGAGTGCTTCGTGGATTATATCAACGGCGATACTATCAACCATTGATTCTCCCCAGCAACCAACTAAACCATTGATAGCTAGGTATGCTTCAACCTCTTCTTGCAATGGTGTTCGGCGACCGGTGTTCGGTGTGTGGTAGAGTATTGTGCGGCTCATACTGTTTCAGCTATTTCAAGATAAGCCGCGCCGGTTTCGATTGCCTTGCCTATCAAACAAACGTGCTCATTGTTGATTGTTTCGTCAGTTCCAGTTAGTTCAGTATCATCAATGAGGTTGAATACGTACCACGGCTTTGATTTGTTGTGGAAGTAACGTACATGCTTTGAGCTCTTAAAGCCTTTGAGCGATAACGTGATGTTAGCGCCGGAGTCTTGTATCGCTGCAATACGTAGTTCATCGAGTGATTTGATTTGTTTGTATTGCATACTATTTAACTTTCGATACCTTTGCTACTTCATAATTACGGCTGTCATCTTCGTCTTCAATCCATTCACCATCACCAAATTTTTCCATTGCTTCCTCGCGGTTTTTTGCTTGTATTAAACAAGTTCCAAAACCGTCAAATGTGTATTCTACTTTGAATTTAGCCATACTATTCTCGTTCGGCGCTCATGCGCTTTACATACTCCGGCGTGCCTTGCGTGCCTTTTTCCAGTTCGTTGATTGCTGGTATGTGTTGGCCGTATGCTCCGGTGTGTGATTGCTTACCAACCGTACAATATCCCGTTTTGATTGCGTCCATACATGCACGGCCGATAGAGCCTTCCATGTGCCAAGCCATACCACTGTCAATCAATGATTGCATTGCCGCTATCTCGTCTTCTTGCGTTGCGTCTTCGTCGTTTGTGATTGTCATCACTGCTTCGAGTGAGTTCATGTTGGTGAGTTAGGTGAGTTAGTTTCTGTTCTCACCCAGCCCCACGCTCTTCACTTCCATTCGATTATCAACGTGCTTTCCATTACCTGTATCTATCTTAGCACGAGTTTGAACATTGTGCAAGGGGTAGTTATCCCCAGCAATAAGGTCATACTACATGCGCATGCTTCGCAACTGTGCCCACGCCGCAAGGCGTGCCCGAGTGCGTAGCTGGGCGTGCGTGAGCACGCAAAAAGAAAGGAGCCCCCTGGCTCCGCAACTTTGCTCTGTCTTCTTAAAAGCTCCCCTTCATTATTTTTCTTTCGTTTCCTTCTCTTCTTCCTGTGCACAATGTTTCGTCTTCCTTCGTTTTGAAATTCAGCTTTGAGGGTACTACGACTCTCTTATTCTTCTTTTTTTTCTAAGTAGGATTAGCCCTCTCATAAAAAATACCCAAAAATCAAAAAGTACCTTAAAATTATAGCACACAGTACATGAAAGTCAAGATCCGTACACTAAATTTCATGTACTTTTCTTGCTTTTACTGTCGCTTTATTGTATACTGTACCCAAATATGGCAATACATCGCGACAATAAGCTCGTCAAATCAGCTCATTATGCTAGCATTTTGAGGAAAATTACCGAAGAGACAGTAAAATATCCAGAAGGTAAATTTCCTGTAGCAAAATTCTTCAGATTGTACGTCGAACCTGCGGTGCCGAATTACAACTTGAGAGCTTTCAGAGCTTTTCTCAAAGTTTTTGACAAACAGGCAGATCAGATGGCAACGAGAGCGCTAGAGAGAATCAATTCAGGTGGGAAAAGTGATGGGAGAATCGAATCAGATATGAAAATAGAAAATAGTTCACAGCGAATCATCGCTGATGCTAAGACTTCCACCCGTCTTGGCATAGCGCGAGCTCTTCAAGTTGGCAGTGACGCACTCGCGCAAATTCTTGAAGACCCAGAATCTATGTCGCTCGCTGAACGTACCGATATTCTTTTCCGCGCCATGCGTGCCCAAGATTCTCGCATCGTTGCTACTGCGCAAATTCGTAAGGACGCGCGCGAAGAAAAAGCATTTCAAAAAGTGTTCGGTGAAGCGATCTACGACGACGATGAAATAATCAATCCGAATAATGTCTCTTAAAGCGCACATCAATCAGGAGGACAGTAAGGAGTTGATCAAGGAGTTATCTCCCGAAGATCGCGAACGTGTCGCGTGGGGGAAAAAAGGAAGGAAAGACCCGGTGTTTTTCTCTGAGGAAGTGCTTGGGGTGAAGCTGCATGATGGACAGAAGTTGTGGATCTGGGTGACGACGAACACCCGTCACGACCTCGCTGGTTCTCTTGGGATAAAGATGGGAAAATGGAAGGATTTGGCTGAATTTGAAGAACTTTTAACAAAATTACCTTCGTTCCAGAGGAACATTTTGGTGCCGTCAAACCGGTGGGGAAAGACGCTTTGCACTTCGGTGAAACACATTTGGTATAACTTTTACAAGATCGGGACTCGAGGCAGTGCGTCCGAGAAGGCCAGTATCAAGTGCGGGACATTGAACTTGTCCCCGCACAGTAATCAATGTCAGGCCGCGTACGAATATATTATTTCCATCCTGTCGTCAAACTTTATCTATGTGATCGACGGGAAGTCATATCGGAACAATTGTAAGATTGGCTACTTCCTTGGTGTGCCTTCGTTGCAGCGAAGACAGATTCCTTTTTCAAACAACACCTTTTTCAGAACCGTGCCGACTGGTGAGGACCAAGCTTCCTCACTCGCTGGAACTCCGTACTTGTATATTAGTTACGACGAGTGCGCGCAGAGTCTACACTTGAAGGATGAGTTGCCGGCAAAAATTATGAGTCGGTTGATCGACTTCGGTGGTCCATTAGATTTGGTATCGACTCCGGAAGTTGATAAACCGTCGCACCAGTATTTTCATCACATCGCGAAGTTGGGACTGGAAGCGAAGGAGGGTTGGTGGACGCTGCTTGGAAAAATTACTGACAACGTATTTTTGGATCCAGCACAACGCGATCAGGTGGTGGAGAGTATTCGCATGACTGACCCAGCCAAGTATCGGCAGGTGGCGTACGGAGAGTTCGTGACCACCGGGAAAAAGATGTTTGACTCGCTGCTCGTTGAGCAGTTGTGGGATCGAGTGAATCCGGAGATGCCAATGCAAGGGCGGAAGTATTTGATTTCGGTGGACTGGGGATTTGCGGATACTGGGGATCCGACGGTGATCTACGTGTTGGATTATGAGGACTCGCCGAAGTATAGGATTGTGTACCGCGAGTCTATTCGTGGTGGATCACCGTTCGCTGTATTGGCGACAGTCAAAATGTTGCAGCGGGAATGGAACGGGGCGGTGGTGGTGCACGACGCGAATGCGCTGGGGGGGACGATGATGCGGAAGATGATGCGGGAGCTGGAGATCCATTCGTTGAATGACTTCATTGCCAATGGGGGGAACAAGGCGGATTTGCTGTTTCGGATGCAGCTCGTGATGAGTGCGAATAGGCAGATGAGTGTGGATGCGGATGGGAAGGTGATTGAGGGGAATCCAAAGTTCGGGAATTTGCGGTCGTTTTATATCCCGGTGCTCGAGGAACAGATGGGAAATTACCAATTTAACCCCGAAAAAGGGGTCAGCGACAAGAAGATTGAGCAGGATGAGGTGATGGCACTCGGGATGGGTATCTGGTGGTTGGAGAAAAAGGCTGGTCATCTTGCGGTAAAACAGTTACAATTCAATCCGTTGGCTAGTGACCCGAAAAATATCTTTCCAAAGACGACTGCGAACACGCTCAAGGTACGAAGTATTACTATCCCTGAGAATAGAATTTTCTAAACACTATGCCTTTGACGAAGGGGGACATGACACCGGGAGAGCAGAAGAAATTTGAATTTAATTTGAACAAAGATTTTGTTGCTGCGAAAGACGAAACGAAGCATGATTTATTGTTGCGACAGAATGGGGTAGGTGCGAAGGCAGGTTCCACCGGGAAACAGTTCGCTGGGTACACAACGCTCGAGCGCTTTTATCGGGGAGATCAATGGCCAGCGGATGAGCCACCGGGCGCGGCACAACGAACGGACAATTACTGCGCGGTTATCGTTGACCACATTTCCTCTTTGATATTTGATGATCACCCAGAGATAACGTGTCCGACGAACGATCCGTCTGATGAGCTTTTAGAGATTAAAGCAGAGTTGAAAGAGCAGTTGTTGCAGCGAGTCTACGACGACAATGATTCAGAAGTAGAATTTGACGAGTGGGCGAAAGGGACATCACTCTATGGTGATGGCTTTATGTTTGGTCCGTGGATGGAGAAGGTGAACAAAGACGGCGAGATTGTTGCACCAGATGATAAAGGTGGTACGTGGCAGATTCGTTTTCAACACGTTGAGAATCCTGGTTCGGTGCGACTGATATTTTCAGATTCCAATTTCAAACGACTCGATGGTGTTATAATTTCTGATCGTATCTCTCTAGCGCAGGCGACACGCATGTATGGCAAAGCAGCGGAAGCGAAGGGAATTAAATTAGTGGCGACGGTCAATACGCAATCATACGACGGCACGAGGACGGATGGTGACACAATGATTCCGATGGTGAACATTGATCGGTACTGGACGCGGACGACGTTCTCGACGCATATCAATGACGCGCTCGTTGATTTCTACTTGCACAACTGGGGCTTTGTGCCACTTGAGCACGTCAAAAACATCTACGTGCCGAACCACCCGTATGGGAAGTCCGACATCGAAGATGTGCTCGATCCTCAGCTCTCACACAACCGAACCAATAACGACCTAGCCAACTTGCTTCGCTGGATTTCAACCGCGAACTTCTGGGGGAAGAACTTAGAAGGGATGCAAGCGCTGGTAGCCGGACTCTCACGTATTTACCAATTACCAGAAGACGGTGAGATCCATACATTCGAGAAGCCCGGAGATCCGTACGTGACCAACACCTATGTTCAACAACGCCGCTCCGCGCTAATCGATATTTCCGGTATCTCTGAATCGTTCCTTTCTGGTTCGCAGTTGTCCGTTTCTTCCGGCCGAGCACTTGCGATGGCCTATCAAGGAACGATTCGAAAGTTGAATCCTCGGATGAAGCGGTTCTGCGTTGCCATGCAACACATCAATGCGAATATTTTGAAACTGGCTGAGATGTACTTCCCAGAAACGAAAGTTATCATTGGTGGGGATTACAGAACCAAGGTGTTCTTGCCTGCGACGATTCTGCGAAATATCGTGGACACAATTAATAAATTTCAGGCAAATTTAATATCGCTTGATACCGCGCAGAAAGAAGCTGGTGTGCAACGACCGAAGATGGAGCAGAAAGTTATGAAGAAGAATTTGGAAGATCCAGTGCTCGGCCCGCAGATTGCTCGACAACCAGCACTCCTTCCGCGACTCCAGGAAGGACAGAATCAGCCAGGGGATCAGCCGACTCCTGGTCCTGGTCAAAGTTTTACGAGTCCTGGTGGATCAATAAATGCCAACAACCAACAGGCGAGTGGGGCTGCTCCTACTCCAGTAACTGAATAATATGGCATTTGAACGAACATCAGATTTGAAGATCACAGGTTCTGGACTCGATGCGTTCGTGCAGGGTATGAGCGCGACATTCGCGCGTCAGCTTTCTGCGCGCAATGCGCAAGATGAATTAAAATTCAACTTGGCCGTGCTCGACAATGATATGTCGCTCGATGATCAATTGGCCTACCGTGAGAAACAATTGGAACGAGTAGCTGATGTGCCTGCTGAACGTGATCGGGTGAAGGCAGAAATTGCTGGACTGAAGCAACGAATCGAACAGAAAGAATTCGCTGATCAATATACTGATCAAGTGATCGATGCTGCTACTGGTGTCTCCAGTGTTGATGGGGTCATTTCCTGGTTACGCGGTCGTTTGGCTTCGGTGACTGAACCGGAGCTCAGTTCGAAGATCCGATCAGAATTATTGAAACAAGAATCAGCGAAATTCGATCTTCAACAGACGGCGCTTTCGAACCGGACCACGTATGCTGAGAAAGATAAAACCGAGAGTGTTCTTACTGCTCAAATTAGTAGCCTAACGAAGGCTCGCAATGAGGCGATCATTTCTGGCAATGACACGCTCGTGAGTACGTATGATTTGCAATTGCAGAGTCTGGATCAAGCCCGACGTACCGCAACGATTGAAAACACACTGAAGGACTTCTCAGTGCGTACGTTATCTGGTTATCAAACAGCTACGCAACTTCTGGACAGCATGAATACGCAGATTTCAAATGCTACCGCTGATGGTCCGTTGACTGTTGGGGGTGTGAAGTACAATTCACCGCAAGAGTTCTGGACCTCGAAACGGGACAGCTACATTTCTGATACTGGAACTGATGGCTTCTTCAATCGGCTCAAAGATGAATCGAAAACAATACTTGGTACAAAGCAGTCACAGGGGTTACTCAGCACAAGCGATATTTCAAATGTTGGTAAGACATTTGATGCGCTCGCTGGACGACCTGAACTTCAGACGTACACACCACTCATTAACTCTTCCAAGCAGGAAGTCGTTCAGGCCGGAGCTGATGCCGTGGCAAAGAAGATCAACCTTGACTACCTTGGTGATTTGGATGTGAATAAGGCGTTCAACGGACTAGACATCTTGAAGGGATTAGGCGTTAATGTGGACGAGACATACTCTAGTATCTTGCTCAATGCAGCGGCGACGAAGCAGACACAAGTCAGTGGGATTCTTTCAACAGTGAAGGAGATGCTTAATCCAGATTCTCAGTCGTATATTCCTGGTCTTACTCCTGAGCAAGCTATTGCTGAGGCGACCAAGACCGGTGCGGGTTCAGTTGCTTCCCCAACGCAGCTTGCAAGTAAAACAGAAACACAGATCGCGACTGAACAGGCTAAGGGCGCAGCTGGTGGAACGTATACTGCTGACCCTCGGACAACCGTGGACAACAAGTCGCAAGTTCCGAAAGCTCCTCCCATCGCTGTGCAGAATCAGAATCTTTCTTCCAAGTACGGTATCGTTGGGAAGACGGTTTACCGAAAGTCTGATGGTAAAGCATTTACGAGTCAGCAAGAATTCTTCCAGGATTCTGGGATCAATTCCTTCCAAGGTGTCACTTTTGACACCGCGTATAAGCCTCCGGTCGTCGGTGCTTCACCAGCCTTGAACAAAGCAGCTCCAGCACCAGCGCCTTCAGTGCAAGCTCCGGTGAATACGCAGTACAAAGTTGCCGCAGGTGATACGCTCTCGGCCATTTCGCAACGACTTCTTGGTGATCCGAGACGGTACAATGAGATTGCTAAAGCGAACAACATCACCGATCCAAACAAGATTTCTGTCGGTCAACAGCTAATCATTCCAAAGAAGTAGTATGGCAAATTTCAATGTCTCATTTTTACGACCGGGAGCAGCAAAAGGTAGTGGCGGCGGAAGCGGCTATGGTGTCCTCGTAGATCAACTCTCTATTCTTGAGAATCAACTGAAGCTCGATGGGAAGTTGGCTCCGGGAGACTATGACGTACTCATTAAAGCGTCGCAGAATTTGGCCTCTAATCCAGGGCTCACCAATGATCAGCGTTCAAACATCAGAGTGAAGATTTCTGGGTACGAGACAGCCAAATCTACTGGCGCGCTCACTGCAAACAATGACATTCCAAGGATGAACCGCGATACTGAGGACGATGATCGAAGACTCACCAAATCTTTTGCGAATGATCCAGCGACTTTCCTGAAAGGCAAGTTGGAGTCTGCCCGCTTAAAGTTGAATGACCTCGCTGAAGCAGCTGATAATCTTACTGGATCGGAAGATGATGCGAGCGCTCATCTTAATGAGTATAATGCGACACTATCTGATTATAAAGATCTTCAGCAAGCATACGACGATGTGCTTGCATCAACTGGAAAAGACAAACCAAGTTCCAACTTCTCTGCCTATATCACCACAAACTCCAAAGGTGAAATCAGAGATATGAAAATTGGCCGTGCTGGTCAGTTTACTGGTTATGCGGAAACGAATGGCCTCTATGGTGGTTTGAAAATCTATGGGAAGGTTAATCGTAAGGACGAAGGTGGAAACAATGTTTTCCAACTTGGTGATACGTCATTCTCTGCGCCAGATTATCTTCAAGCTGATCCACAGAATCCTTCTGCGACTCGACCACAAATGTTAATGTCTGAAGAAGGTTTTGAGACTTCTGAAGGTGGACGCACGAGAGCTCAAGCTGGCACATATAAAGTTGTTGATCCGAAGATGCTTCGTACACAGCAATCAGTTGAGATTGGTGGGTGGGCGAGAGGAATTGATGGAACGCTTTATAAGCGCAATGATTCTGGAAAGTACACCAAGTATCTCAACATAGATCCGAGTGTTCTCGGTGTTGAGGAAAAGAATTTGTTGCGAGTTCCGTCGCAAGACGAGAGCGACATCAATGCGCAATCTGAAAAGACGATTGATGCTTCAAGCGACGAGATCTTTAATACCGCGAGTCTCTCTTTGCCAGGAAGCATGACTCCGGGAGGTTTCTCTACTGAAGCCGGTCCTTCGGTTGTTCCAGCCGCAACGCAACAGGAGCAGCTGTCTCGCGTTGGCACCGGTCGATCGAATGCTGTTGCACCAACAGATCGAGCGCCTTCTACATCGCAAGGTATCGTTGAGAAGACAAAGAATGCTGCAAGAAGTCTTTTGAATTACGTTAGAGGACGTTAGCTATGGGGCGCTTGCCTGACAATTTTTTCTCTCAGCCTCCAGCTGCGGCTCCAGTAACGCCGACAGTTACTCAACCTGCGCAGCCAACCGCGCCAGCACCACAACCTCTCGCTGTACCGAAGGCTTCTCAAGTTGCTTTGAATGTTGAAGAAGCTGGTATCGGCTTCATTGATCGTGCGATCGATAAATCGATTTCGAAGATCAAACCGGGTAAAAGTGTAGAGGATCAAACGAAACAATTTGGTGGTCCAGTTGGTAGTCCTGAATATTATCAGTCAGTGGCTCCAAATAGAACGCAAGATAACGTCGTGCGCACGAAGAATGGCACTCCTATTGTTGGTGGTGTCATCGGAGAGGCAATCAAGGGGAACTTTGCAACTGGTTCTATAGAACGATCAGTCGGAGAAACATTTGGTCTGACGTTCCCTGATTCTGAAACATGGGACAGTATGACTAGATTCCAGAAGAATGCACACATCTTAAAAGCAGAAGCCGCGGCTGGGTCCAAACTCGCTCTGCGTTTACCACGAGAGCTTTTGAAAGTACCTGTCCGTCTTGGTCTTTCATTGTATCAACCGTGGTCATCATTGGTGCAAGGGAAAGGTAATGTTGAAGAGCCGACGACCTTACCATATTTCGGTAAAGTGCCGACGTACTGGCAACAGTATGATGAAGCGAAGAAGACTGGTCTTGGTACGTTCGGTGCCGCAATGTCGTCTACTTCTACTGCGCTCGGCGATGTTCTTATTGCACCGGCATTGGCCGAAGCGGTCGTTGTTGCACTACGACCAAAGACTGTGATAAGAGAATTTCAACCAGCGGGCAGAGTTATTGAAACTCAAAAAATGCCAGATGGAACGTATGCAACCAGAGAATCTGCCGGTGTTGCTCCAATCAGAGAAATGCAGGTCCGAGATGGTCTAGGCTCAAGAGTTGTCACACAGAAGGAGGGATCACTTAGCGAATACTACGCATTGAATAATCGCGTAGCTCGTGAGTACGGCGGATCAACTTCGAATACTTTCATGAAGATCACAAAAGCTGAAATTGAAAGTAATAAAGTTGAAGTTGCTGTAGTACAGAATCGAGGTGGCATGTTACAACGTGTAAAAGATACACTAGTAGGAAGAGGAGCAAAGGTATATGAAGGTGATTTCAGCACTCCAGAAGTCAAACTGCTTTCTCAAGTGACTGATCTTGGTGATCGTGTCCCGGTTACGAATACTGGTCAGAAAGTTCTAGGAGGACCGACACTCAATGTTGGACTTAAAGTTGGTGATGTTCAATCTTTGACACCAGAAAGAATAGCTGAAGTATTGAAGAAAGAGTTTGATGTTGATGTTATTAAAAGTAGCGTTCATGTATCAAGCTCAGAACCAACAAACGTAGTTCAACTCTCGCGTACGCTCACAGATGTAGAATTACACAAATTAAGCGAGTTGACCGGACAAGGAGCGATTCCACAATATACTGACGGGGTTGGCTCGTTACAAGGACCAAAGGCTGCTGAATGGGGTGGTAAATTTTTAGCGGAAGAGTTTATGGATTTGAATGGACGGCGAATTGGTGGTCCAACCGCTCTTTCAAATGTTCAAGAAGAAGCATTCAAAGGTGGTGTATTACCTAGAGCGTTAAAGGGATTTGAAAATGCACCAGTTTCTGAAACGCAGATCGCTCACTTAGAAGCAATTTCAAAGGTAAATGAAATACACCCAGATATTGCGAATGCAGTAATCAGGACTATTACTGGTAAAGATCTCATTGGCGACCTTACGCAAGCAGAGTATGTGAAAGCGTCTCAAGTCTTATCAGCCATTAATAAAGCAGACAAGTACATGGGAACACCAGCATCGTCTTCCTCTGCTGCTCGTTTGTTGTCTCCACCAAGATATTGGACTCGTTCGATTGAAGAGAGCACTGGTATTCCACTCTACTCAGGAGTTTATGTTCCTGTAGAAGATGCGTTTCGAGCAATAGATGTTTTTCGTAATACGTGGCGAGATCGATCGCGTACAATTTTTGGTGACTATGCTGGTCCTAAGTTTGGCGAAGAGCGACGATTGATCAAGGCGTACATGGAGGGAAACAGTGAGATCATCATGAGTAACCCGACATTATCAACGCAAGTAAAGACTGATCTTGTTACAATCGCTACCAAACTTCGTCCACTGTATGATGAGCTTGGACAGATTTTCGGCATTCCAACTGAAGTATTTTTGAAGGACTACCAGTCGCACATTCAGGATATTGGTGGTGTATACCAGCTCTACAAAGATGGTGCAGCTATTCCTGCGAATCTATCATTCTTTGCAGAGTTCAAACGTACTGGTGGTATTGGAGTGCAAGTTGACGATGCCTTAGCGCTCTTTGACATCTATACAAACGCTGGATCTAATTCTCTATTTTTGAATCCTGTCTTAGATAAAGTTAGCGCTTTGGCTTCTGGGATTCCGCAGACATTACAAAATTCAGTGAAGTCGTATGTGCTTGAGAAAATGGGCTATGCTGGCCACATTGAACAAGTGATCAATGAAGCTGTACCGAGGTACATGGCCAAACTCGGAATTAACGCTCCGGCAGATATTGGACGACAGATTGATAATCTTATCATGGACACAACGTACTCAGCCGGTTTAGGTTTGAGTCCAAGCGCTATTGTTAAAAACCTTTTGCAGTATCCGCTACTTGGATACGCTAAACTTGGTCCTAAGTTCTCGATTGAAGCATCAAAAATTGCTTTTACGAAAGAAGGAATGGCAGAAGTACGCGAACAAGGGTTTCTCGTGAAGCTCGGAGTTCCTTATGGTCAAGAATTAGTGAACGAAGCTGGTACAGTTGGAACGCTAGGACAGCGATACAGAAATCTTACACAGGGTACATTAAAAGGGTTTTCGATGTCTGATGCTGCCGGTCGTTCGATGGTATATTGGCAAGGAAAATTGCAATGGAATGATCTCGTCGACAAATTAAAAGCTGGAAAAGTTACCTTGTCTGGTTTTGAAAAAGAATTGAGGCTTGATACGCTTAATTCACTTGATCGTGATATTATCGTCCAGCGCCTTGTTGCCGGTGATCAAGCTGGTGCATTCAATCACTACATTAGAGACGTGATTGATGACACAATGTTTCCATTCCGACGTGGTGCATCTTCACGAATCACCTATGGTTTCGCAGGAAAGAAGGGAATGCAATTTGGACAATGGAATATTGAATTTACACATACAATGGGTAAGTGGCTGAAGAGTGGTCAGTTTGATAAAGTTATTCGTTTTGGTGCCGCTTCAGTTGCCTTAAAACGTACCTTTGAAGATGCTTTTGGACTTGATATAACGAAGTGGGTTGGGTTACATGTATTGAACCCTACGTTGTCCCCTCTCTTGCAAGCAGTACAGGAAGGAATTGGTGCTCTTGGAAATGCAGCACAGAATAACCAAGAAGCTTTGAACGCAAACCAGGAAAATCTTGTGCGTGAATTGAAGACGTTAGGGATTCCTGCTGGTGTTGAAAAAAATCGTCTACAGAATTTTTGGAAGTCTTATGCGAAAGGACCAATTGGTCCAGACGGACAGTATGGTGTGTATACGAAGTCGGGTCAATTAAAATACTGGACAGATTTCTCCGGGCTATTCATGGGTATTTTCGGTTTTCCAACAACGCAAAGTGTTCAAGAACAAAACTTACAAACTGATATGCGTAATGCCAGAGACGACTACTCCAAAGCAAAAAAACAAGCCATGGAATACTTACAACAACAAGAATTTGATAAGGCAAATACACTTATTGAAGAATACCAACTAAACATTACAAGTGAAGATCTTAATTCGTATTTTATTCCACTTAACGAAAGAACTTATAAAGGATTGCCGGCTTCAGTGAAGTCACAATTCGAGCAAAGGGTCTTTCAATAATCGTATGCCACAAATGATTAAGGTAGACGGTAAGTTCGTCCCAACAGAGTTGGTGAATGGCAAGTGGACGCCGATCGAAGGCGCATCACTTCGTTTAGAAACAGATGGTACTACGTCTGTGGTAGTTAATGGAGAACAGGTCGACTCCCAAGAACCAGCAGAGGTTCTTGAAGAAGATGGAGAAAACGACGATGAACAAGACGAAGAAGACCTCGAAGACGACGACGAAGGAAGCACCGAAGAAGGGCAAGAGTAAGTAGTATGTTGACGATCGATCCGATTTCGTTGCCACAACTTTCTTTCAGCAAGAAGGCTGGTACCCTTTCTCAGAAATTTCAAATGCCTGGGAATCGTATTGGTTGGTTGAATACGAAAGCGGATCAGCCTGGAGCCAAATTTGATTTCGTAATCAAAGATGGACTCGGACGGGTTCGCTACTCGAGAGAGAATTTTGGGAGTGAAACGACAGAATACGGTGAATTAGTCAATCTTGAAACTACGATTGGAGAGGATCTCGAAGTCGAGATCACCGACATCCGTGGCGCAGATGCAGTGGAAATCTCTATAAATTAAAGTTTTCCACAGGTTAGTTTGTTTTTACTTATTTTTCTGGTATAATAATTTTGTATGTTAGAAGAAACACCGGCCACCCCCGCGCAAGCGGCCACCCCCGGCAGCACCGAGCAGGGAAAGACTCCCGCCGCAGGTGACGCTCCGGGGACACCAGGGGCACAACCAGCAATCGGGCAAGTCACTATCACCACGGCGGAGTTTGCTCAACTCCAACGTGACGCTGCTCGTGCAAAGTCAACTGCGAAACGGAATGAGATTCGGGTTCGAACCTCACCGACAGTAACAGCCGACCCAGATGATCCTCTCTCTAAAGAGCTTGAGGATACTCGACGAATTAACATACAACAGGCGCAAGATTTGCGTCAGGAGCGGATGACGAATCGGGCGCGAGACATTCTGGCAAAACCAGAGTACGCAGCGCTCCCTGAATCAACAAAGAAGTTGATCTTGAAAAATCCGTCAGCGTTATCTTCTGCTGAGGATGTTGAAGAAGCTATTCTCGATATTGAAGATTTCGTCAGAGACGAAGTTGACGGTATCGCGAAGAGTAACCAACCAGCAGCAGGTACTACTCCCGGTCACGAGACACCCCCAGTTGTTACGGCGGGGAACCCAGCTAAGGTCCAGGCGACTGAAGACATTGATGTTAGTAAGTTATCTGGTCCTGCACGGTCGAGAGCCGTTCTCAGCAATCTAACACGTAAGACTAGGGGATAAGACTTAAAAATTTTATCTAATAGTATGGCTCTACAAGATCCAACACAAGCAGCGTCATTTGACCAATCAGCTGTATATAAGCTCGATTTGTCAGAGGTGCTCGCGAGCATTTTGCTCGATGATGCCGATGTGCTTTCCACGTTCGGTGTCTCAAGTGAAGCTGCGACACAGACAAAGCACTCATGGGTTGAGGATGCGCTTAACGCAACCACAATTACCCAGACTGCTGGTAACTCTTTCCTTTCTGGTACGACTGCAACCGTCATTGTTTTCAGTGCCAACATCTCTCGTATTACTGCCGGTACGCTCCTCAAAGATCGTATCTCTGGTAATTCTGAGGTTGTTCAGGTAACTGCGGTCAGTGGTATTTCTGCAACGGTTACTCGTGGTTACGGTGCCACGACTGCGGCTGCTCACGTTTCAGCTGCGGTTTGGGATATTATTTCCAACCCACGCCCACAGGGTATGGCTGGTCCGAAGGATGAAAGCAAGGCTCGAACGCTTGCTCACAACTTCACCCAGATCTTCTCTAAGGGTGTGCAGATTACTGGTACTGCAAATGCAATTGATCACGCTGGCGTCAACAAAGAAGACGCTTACCAGATTGATATGCGTATGCGAGAACTCAAGCGAGAACTCGATCGTACCGTTATCATGGGCGTTCGTGCTCCGAATGATGTTGGTGCTTCGACCTATGGAACGCTGGGTGGTCTTATTGACTTCATCGGCTACATTGGTGCCGGTAACATCAATACTTCTGCGGAAACACTCACGCCAACTGTCTTGAACGCTATGATCAAGCAGATCTGGGATGAGGGTGGTTCACCAACACACGTAATCGTCGGTGGTTTGCAGAAGCAGAAGATCTCTACCTTTGATCAAGAGTACCGACGTTCTACAATGGATACTCGACGCGCTGGTTTCACCGTAGAAGACTTTTTGTCTGATCTCGGTATTAGCCTGCGAGTTGTAGTTGACCGTTGGATGCCGGATGACGTTGCATTGGTTGTTGATTCTTCTCGAATCAAGATCATGCCGCTCACTGGTCGTGCTATGTTCCTTGAGAAGCTGGCGAAAACCGGTGACTCAGATGACTGGCAGATCGTCGGTGAGTACACAATGGAAGTTCGGAATGCTGCGGAGGCTCACGCCTACCACAACAACCTGAGACGGTAGATAGTGGGATAGCGCTGGCTATACTTATCTACTAGAAAGCGCATAGTTCTATGCCATCACGAGGAAATGCAATTTCAGCTTATAGCGCTCCATTTGCGCGAGGTGCAAAAGTCTATGGTGACAACATCCAATCGGGTGTTATCACCTCGGCACACATCGCCGATGGAACAGTTGTAGCTGCTGAAGTTGCCGCTGGAGCTATAACTTCAGCAAAGATTGGTACTGGTGCGGTTACATCGATTAAACTCGGTGCTGCATCCGTAATCTCTGCGAAGATCGGAACTGGTGCAGTTTTAGCTACTTCTATTGGAGCTGGAGCCGTCATCTCCGCGAAGATCGGTGCCGGAGCGGTGCTTGCAGTTGCTTTGGCAGCTGGAGCAGTAACTTCTGCAAAAATCGGTACAGCGGCAGTTACCAATGCGAAAATGAAAGCAGCTTTTCTTTCTGGAACAATTTCTGGTCTTACGAGCGGTGTCGTTGCGGTTGCTCATGGACTTGGCGTAGCGCCAAAGTTCGTAGTAGCAACAATGCTTGCCACTCATGCAGATATTATTGCCGGAACAGCCAAGGGAGTGTATGTCGCAGCTGCATCAGCAGCCACAACGACAAACATTTATCTGAAAACGCTTAACGGCGGTAACGTGAAATATGTCGCGTACGTGCAGATTTAAGTAATCGGCACACTGAGGGGGTTTACACCCCTTCAGATGTGGTGGTATACTAGGGTAGTTAAAAAGATGAAAATTTTACTTGGGAACAATACGCTTTCTATTTTGGCTGGCAGCGAACGGTGGACAGAGACACTGGCGCTACAGCTAAAAAAGATGGGACACGACGTAACGGCTTTTAGTCCGGAGCTTGGTGTCATCTCAGAAAACCTGCAAAATGCGGGTATCTCGTGCATCAATGAAGCGTCTCCTTCCGGGATCAAACCATTTTCAATACTCCTTGAAGAAAAGAAAGATCTCAGTTTTGACCTCATCATTGCGAACCACAATCACATCGTCCGCTACTTGCGCTACCAATTTCCAAAGGTACCAATCATCTCTCCGGTTCACGGAATTATCCACAAGATGACTTTAGAAGATGGCCGTGAGGTTGATGCTCCAGAGCATCCAGCTACTGACGCGAATGTTGATCAGTTCATTGCCGTGTCTGAAGAGGTCCAGCAAGTCTTGAAAAAGGACTACGATCTCGATTCCTTCTTGCTCCGTAACTTCTTTGATTTGCAACATTTCGATGCCAAGCGACCAATCAATCCAGATAAGCCAGCAACGATACTCGTTAATACAAACTATTTTGGCTCACACGATCATGAGATTGAAATCATCCGGGAAGTAGCGAAACATTATGGCGCGCGTCTCGCAGCCACTGGTATCAACTTCGCTGTCTCAAAGGATATGATGCAGGGGATTGAGGATGCTGATATTGTCGTTGGCATGGGTCGTAGTGTGCTCGAGGGAGTTGGTGCTGGTCGACTCGGAATCGTGCATGGCCGCTGGGGAACTGGTGGCGTTGTCCACGAGGGTTCTATCGAGCAACTCCGGCGCTTTAATTTCTCTGGTCGTAATTCCGGTGGGAAGTTGTCTACTGCCGCTGAACTCATTACTGAGATCGATGAATACTACAACGATAAAACAGTAGCTTGGGGGAAACAGTACATGCGTTCCCAGCACAACGTCGTCTTTGCGGCTGAGACATTGATCCAGCTTGGGCGTGGATTCATTGAACGAAATCAGAAGCCACCGGTCGTCTCTGACCGTCGGCCGTATAGATTAGCAAAAGATGTTTAAGATTAAAGAAAAAGATATAATTCGTTTTTGGTCTAAAGTAGTAAAGACCAAAGATTGTTGGAATTGGACCGCTTCTCTTGATAGTTACGGATATGGACAAATAGGAATCAATGGTCGATTAGTTCTTTCACACCGTATCTCATACGAACTGTCTTTTGGAAAAATACCTAAAGGAATAAGTATTTTGCATACTTGTGATAATCGACGATGTATCCGTCCTCAACATTTATATTCAGGAACACAATTCGATAATATGAGAGATATGGTATTGAGAGGAAGACGTGCTGATACACGCGGAGAGAAAAATCCTCACAGTAAAATTACTTCTAAAGAAATATTAAAGATTCGCAGACTCTACGCTAAAGGCGACACAACTCATCATAAATTGGCTGACATGTTTGGACTAAGTTATGGGTATATTTCTTATATTATACGTAGAATAAGTTGGAAGCATATATGACTGTCCCAATAATTCGAGGCTTAATGAAGGTGCGTAATGAGGAAGCAATTATCAAAGAAACGCTTGATTGTTGGGCCTCTATATACACTGGTGGAATTTATATCTATGATGATTGTTCAGATGATAAAACAGTAGAGATTTGTCGTGCTCACCCAGCAGTAAAAGAAGTTATTGAAGGAACATTCTTTGATCCAGATCGCGAGAGGGCTGAATGGTTCAATCGGCAGATGATCCTCGCGCGGGCACAACAAGATTCTGGACCAGATGATTGGTTTGGATACAATGATGCCGACGAATTTCTTTATAATTTTGAACGGTTTGAACTCTTTAGTGATCCAAATACAAAAGCAATTGCTTGTCGTCTTTATGATCTTTATATCAATGATGACGAAGTAGATCTGCCTTGGCAAAAGAGAAACTGGTACGGTCCGGAATTTCGTACCATTGTTTTCTTCTTTAGGAATAGTCCTTATGTGCGTTATCATCTACCAGACCAGCGTATTGTCTCATTGGAACCAGGTATTCAAATTCCGTTACAAGGAGAGATCCGCCACATAAGTAAAGGACAGGGTATAAAGGAATGGGAGGAAATGTGCGATTATTATGTAAAATACTGGCCTAAGTATGCTGAAAAATGGCGACAACGAAAGGGCAAGGCGGTTCATCATGGTTATTCTGATTTCGGTAACAAGCTTATTCGTTGGAAAGATCGTAAGTATGGTTTTTCTTTGGAGACTCAACCCTACGGCTTAAACTAATATTATGAGAATAATCAACATTAACGAGGGTGGTCGTTTCTTTATCCTGTCTATAAGACCAAGGTTCCTTTATTTTAGGATCTATTGGCGCTTACCAGCTATCATAATTGATTTAAGAAAATGAAAATTCTAAATCGAAAACTTAGTCCGCAAGATTTCATGCGTTACATCCATGAAATGAAGACTCCTTTTCGTAAGATTGATTCCCTCGTTTTTCATCACACTTCGTCACCAGTAGAAACGTGGCAAGGTTCAAAGTCGATGCTCCACTACTACAACATTTATCAGTCTCGTGGATGGCGCTCCGGCCCGCATATTTTCATTGCACCAGACGGCATTTGGTTATTCACACCGATCAAGAAACGAGGGACTCACGCTACAAAAGAAGCTGCGCGACACAGTATTGGTATCGAGATCGTTGGACGGTACAATGAAGGGCCACCGACTGACGAGACGATGTGCAAGTACATTGCGCTCGTCGCTGAGACACTTTGGATGAAGTTCAATATTGATCCTAAGAATATGAAGTGTCACTGGGATTTCGATAAATTCACTTTCTGTAGCCCGCATGTGAATGGTGACTGGATTCGTATGAACCGAGCACTTCATACTGATTATATTAGATCTATTTATATCAATACGTTGAAAGGAATACGAGGATGAAACGCATTCAAATAGCTCCACATCACATAGTTAAAGACGTTGAAACCGTCTGGCACGAGCACGGTCCAGAGGTTGATATGGTTATGGATCCAAAGCACCTCACCTTCGCACCGAACTCACTCGATGCGCTCTACTCATTCCACGTACTCGATCATTTGTTCTTGGATGAAATCTCGGTAGCCATACAGAATTGGCGCGCTTGTCTCAAGCCGGGTGGGGAGCTTTTTATAGTTGTCGATGACTTTGAGACTCTCGCACGACAATTTGTCGGAGGGGACATTCTCATTGGTCAGCTGAACGAGCGTTATACTCACCCGGTCCAGTTTACTCGTGATAACCTCATTGAGTACGTATCTGCTGCTGGATTCGGTGATGGCTCCATTAAGATCTGGTTTGCTGATGTACCTGAACTTTTTACAAGACGAGAAACAGAATTAGTTATTTCAGGACAAAAAGTATGAACAAGATTCCAAAGATTCTCTACGTAGCAAGAGACGATGGTGGGTGCGGCTACTATCGTTGCGTGCAGCCAGCGAACTTTATGAAGCGCGCAGGACTCGCTGATGCGACGGTTGTGCTCCGGACTCCAACTGACGAACAACTGAAAGCTGCTGATCTTGTTATTATGCAAGAATCGGGCAGTCAGAACGCAACCAAGATCGTGCAGTTTCTTTTGAAGAATGATATTCCCTACCTCAGTGAATTTGATGATTTTATCCATCATGTTTCTCCACGGAATGTCTCTGGATATGGTGCGTGGAATCCATCAACACTTTATGTTCACCGATCGGTTGAAGCGATGCGCTCGGCGTTTGGCGCGACTGTTTCCACCCCACAACTTGCCAGAGAGTTCTTCCCATACAATCCAACTATCTATGTCATCCCAAACTATCTCGATAAAGATCTTTGGGATAATCCGACAGTGAAACGAGGAGATGACAAAATCCGAATCGGTTGGGCTGGGGGCAACGCCCATGCTGATGATCTCCACACCATTTCGAAAGTGATCGACAAAATTGTAAAAGAGTCGAAGGGCAAAGTTGTATTCGAAACAATGGGTATGACAAAACAAGAATTGCATGGGGTCTTCCCAATGCAAGTGACTGACTCCGAATGCCCGTCTTGTGGATATGAAGGTGAGCTTCACCACCACCCAGGCGAGGCGCTTCAAGACTACCCCCTTATTTTGGCCGCTAAGGGCTGGGACATCGCCGTGGCACCAGTTATCAACAATGCCTTCGGAAACGCCAAATCGGACCTAAAAATTAAGGAGTACGCGGCAATTGGCGTTCCAGTGGTGGCTTCTCGAGTGGTTCCTTATCTCGAAGCAGCCAATGATGGCGCTGCAATTCTGTTTGCGGATACCTTCGAAGAATGGTATAATAGTCTTCGCCTGCTCATTGACGACCATGACAAGCGAAACGAGTTGGTACGTCAAAATAAGGAATGGGTGTCCCGGTATTGGATACAGGACAACATTGCAAAAACTTTTGAGGTATACCACCAGACGATCGCAAAGGCCGACGTGGTGCTACGAAACAGTGAGCGGCGTTAAGCACCCAACATAAATGGACTCACTACAAGTAACCGTTAGTGGAACAATTGGAAAGCAGGTCATTCCAACTCCAGCTAACGTAACGTCTGCCACGCGAGCAGCTTCGGTTGTTCTCCGTGGTTTCTTACTGTCTCCGATTTCTGCTGCTGCAAACGTCGTCATTCGTGACGGTAATGCTTCTGGAACAGTAAAGTTCCAGACATCAACTGCTGCTAATCAAGGATTGCCAGTTGAACTGACTGGTCGCGGTATGCGCTTTGATAAGGGTATGCACGTCAAAGTGCTAGGGTCGGGTGCCGCGTGTTATCTTTACATAGACTAATTTATTTATATGGCACGATATTCTATTGACGGACAGGACACCAATACTGCCGGGACCACCATCCTCGGTCTTACTGGTTCTGCCGCTGTCCGTCCAAAGATCTACGATGTGATCGTTGGTTCAGATGCAACGCCGGCAGATAACGCAGCTGAATACGTTTTGCAACGTACTACGGCCGCAGGTACATTAACCGCCGTTACTCCTCGGCCGCTTGATCCTTTGACCTCTGCTGCGGTAACAAGTGCTGGTGAGGCTCACTCCGCTGAGCCTACCTACACCGCTGACGTTATTTTGCTGCAATGGGCTCAGAACCAACGCGCGACGTTCCGTTGGGTTGCCGCTCCAGGCGGTGAACTGATCGCAGCAGCTACAGCTGCGAACGGTATTGGTTTGCAGGTTATTAGTATTGCCGGTTCTGCCGTCAATACTAACGCTTGCATCCACTTCGAAGAGTAATTAGTCACGTCAAAGGGGGAGTAGCGAGAGTTGCTCCCCTAGAGACATAATTCTAAAAAGATGTCGATCCCAATTGGTCTTCCAGAAATTCTTGTTGATGAAACAACACCATGTTACTTGTGCAAGAACTCAAAGAATAATATTTGTGACGATTGCGATAATGTAATCCCAGTGTATGAAAATATGGGTGGTGTAGGATACCAATCACAAACTTGGACGCACATGCACGTTAAAAATCTTTCCGGGATCCCAGGTAGAAAACCAGCTCGACGTAAGCTTTGTCTCGAATGCTACCGAATAGATTTTAAGAAGAAATACCCAGATCTTGAATTGCCAGTATGATCCCAGACATTTACCGACGAGCTCAATATGAAAAGAAGCCGTCCGGTACAATCCTCATGGACGGAAAAGAAGTCGGTCATACAATGCAATGCAAACATTGTGGTAATCACTACCTGAGTATTCGAGGTTCCGGTCGTCGTCGTGGGTTCTGCATGTTTTGTTTCGGTGTTACTTGTGGACGAGCCCAATGCGATCCGTGTATCCCATTTGAAGCTAAGTTAGAGATCGTTGAAGGGAAGCGGAATGTTTGGAAATCGGCTGCTGATAAGCTTGTTGAAAAGTTTCACGTTCCTTTGATTTTTTAGATATGAAAAAACGTGAGTATAAAGAAATGGGGATGTTAATGTTTTGCCCTAGTTGTCACAGGCAAGTTAAATCCCCTTTTGCTTCACAAAAGATAAATGTCATTGGTAATTTTAATCTAAAATGTGGTTGCGGAAATGGCGTAGTAGTCGTTCATGGCAATCCTAAAAAAGAAATTTAATATGCAACTAAGACTCAATTTAATTAGTTGGACACAAGAACGCATCAACCAAATTTCCGCTTCTGTGTACGTATTGGCGTATAGACTAGGGGTAGATGTCATACCAAAAGTATCTGGCGATGTGATTGCTTTTAGTTGCACCAAGAAGCAAAGCGAACAATTACAAGGTATTACGCAAGAACTAATTTTACAAGAAATACAGTATTGGGAAAAGTACCGAGAAGATGAAACAACTGCATTATTGCAATCAAAAGGCGCGAGCACATTAGCCGAACTTGACACACTGCAATGATTTTCCATATTCACGGAACAGGAAACGCAACGGCTGACGCTAACACCGCCGCCCGATACCGAGAAATACAATCGGGAAGTAGAATCTGGTCAAGTGATGAAATAGGAACAAAATGTCCTATCCCCGCAATGACTGTAACCTCGTTGCGTGTCGCGTTGTCTGTCGCTCCGGGCGCAGGAAACTCGGTTACATTTTTGCTTAGAAAGAATGGAGCGGACACCGCCGCATCAGTAACCATTTCTGGTACCGATACCACTGGCGTATGGACTGGTTCGGTTGCATACACGGCAGGAGATACTATTAACTACAAAAAAACAGCAACAGGGACACCCGCATCATCGGCGGTAGTGGCTTCGTTGATATGC